AATGATTACGAGCGCGATCAGCGCACCATTTCTCCTGCGCAGCTATGCTCAGCTAAGCGCGCCAAATCTGACGCCGACGAACTCGAAGCGCTACTGAGCCGCGCCGCAACGACGCAGGCGGGAGACGCTGAAGAATTGGAACTCAGCGACCAAATCTGCAAGATGCAGAGCGATCTGTTGCAGCGCACCGCCATTGTTCTGAAAGGTGCAGAGAAGCCTCTACAGATGCACGGTGTTGATGATCTGCCAGAGATTGCAGAACGCGCTATGGACGCGCTACGCAGCGCCAACGACCTTTGCCGGTCTGCGCACCAGATAGCCGAGCGTGAAGGCAAGGCGACGCGCTGGACGGCATTCAGGGCGCGTCTGCTCGAATCATGCCTGAAACAAGCGCTGGCAATTCACGGCCACGAAGTGCGCGCTGATTCGGCAGTCGCAACGGCGAAAACATTCAGGATCGTAGATAGAGACGAACTCACAGCCCCACCATCGCAGCCTGTCGCGCCAGTGGTGGCGGATGGCTTGTTGCCCATTTTGCCTTTTCACGTTCTGGAAATTTGCACGGCATACGAGTCAGGTTTTGGGCAGCCGCATCGTAAGTTGCGCAACCCATATCGCGAGGGGTCGGATGCTTGGCACGCCTACGCTCACGGCAAGGAAATAGCCGAGGAACGCATAGCGCAGCCGCAGGAGAGGGAGCCGAGGGAAACGACGGTGCCGATTGTCGAAGGTAGGCGGTGTCCAGCCGATGGCGAACTATGCGTGCTGCGCGAATGCACCTTTAATTGTCAATGCCGCACAGCCATTAATCCTGCGGAAAAGCGGCGGGAGCTGGCGCGGAAGTGAGCTACCCAAACACATTTCCCGGATGCTGTCCACGGTGCGGAGGCGACTTAGTCGAGGAATGCGATTCGGTCGGAGAAGAGGACTACCTGATCGAGTACTATCGGTGCACGTCTTGCCACAAATATGTGAGTCAGGACGAGTTCGAAGAACTTCCTGCTGTTATGTCGCCTCCATCAGGCTGACAGGCCAACTCCACAGCGGCGGCTGATCGTTAGGAATCTGGCCGAGAGAACGAACCTTGGCCACCATCCAATTCCCCTGCATGAAGTTCTGATCGTAGCGAATGCCCCCGGTCACTGTGCCGCCCATATAATCGCAAGGCGTATCGCAAACTGCGCAGATGTTCGTAGTCGAGAGAATCTCGCGCAGCGTCTGTATGTCGATCACGCCGGCAGGGTAGGCGCCGCTTACAAGGCTTGACGTTGAACCTCCTTTTGCGTCGGCCCTGTTGAAGTAACCCAGGTGCGCCGAAGTTATCCTTCGCGGCTTGCGCATCAGTGGCCAGTCTTGCCCGCCCGAGGAACTCTGGTGCGCAGTCGGATCAAACAGGTCAGGTATTGGCGGGCTCGATCCTGTTAGGCTTGGCAGCGACATGACTCGACCGACGAAAATTTCACCAATCGCGAACGTTGCACCAGCGGCAATGGAAGGTGAGCCGTTAACGTCGTTGAATATCTGAATAGTGAAAGGCGTGCTCGTATGGGTATTCGGCAGCCACCACGCGCAAGGCTCGCCACGAGGGCCAGGAACTAACCGTTGCGTAACCCCGTTGACTACGAGCTTCGTGCCAAGCGGTAGACCTTGAACGTTGGCGACGCCGACGCACCCGAGCGGATAAGTAGACCCGTCGAGCGGATCACTGACGGTGATCGTCAGAGCAACATAGACGCTCGTCGATTGCGTGCCTCCAGTGAAGCTCATGCTCGTTGCGCTACCAGACTTGTAATCGAATAGCGCGCTCGATGAGGTGAGAAATGTAGGCGATGGAGTTTGACTGCCAGCGATTGAGGCTGTGCAGATGTAGCCACCATATCCGATGATCATGCTACACCTCTATGGCAATGATGATTTTCTGAGCGAACGGGAAGAGTTCGGTCTCCCGCACGATCCCAGGAGTATTGTTGAAGCTGTGCGTCGGGTAGTCGAATGAAACAGCGTCGCCAAATAGAAGGTCAGTAACTGCACAAGTCGTATTGACCCCGAGAGATAGCGGGTCATCCCAGAACGCCGTGTATCGCACCACTTGTCGCTTACCAGTTCCAAATACGCCGTTCGTGTAAATCTGCGGTGAGAATATCGCCACCACGCGATCGGCCTCGATCTGGCAATCGTTCGCTATGTCGAAGATCGTATCAAACTGCGGGATTGCGTTGATCGCGAAAGAGTACTGAGCCGCTGGCGTCTGGCTGCTCGTGATCTGAAATTGAGATTTGCGCGAGTAGCGCATCTTTACGTCTTGCGGCACAAGGGCTTGATCAGTCACGAAGTCGGCTGGCGTGAAGACCTGCCAGTTACGACGAGCCCCAAATATTGTCGTCAGGCCGCTCGCGCGATCGTTGGATACCTTGATGGGGCGCTCTACGTTGACCATGCTGAAATCACACTTGATCGCCGGGCGAGTATCAGGATTACTCGGATCGCTTAGACGACGGCAGCGCAGCACGCCGAGGTTGTCTGTGAAAAGCGCCGCGCAACAGGAGTCGAGCGGCATCCGTAGGGCGTCCAGCATGTTCGGCGGTGCGTCAAAGTGCACACCGAACGGGATCAGGGAACCGGCTACACCATCCGGAGTCGCCTTGTCGCGGATCATCAGCGCATCGGTGTCCGCCGAATTGAAGACGCTGGGGTCTTCACCTCCGCGGTTCACGAGTATTTCCGTGAAGTAGTTCGTCATAGAGATCGCGCTCAACGGCAGAGAGATGTATTGCCCGAGCTTTTCCAGGCGAACACCGTACACCCAAAGTGACACAGAACCGCTTGAGGTGCTCGGCGTTGCTCCTGAGCTTGGAGCTGCGACGAAATACAGCTTGCGTGCTGCGCCGATAGGTGCCTTGAATTCCAGAGTGAAGGTCTGGGCGCCAGCGTTGCCCCTCGTGGCACTAAGCCGGATCGGGTTTGCGATCCCCGTAATGTAGTCGTCCGGGTTGCTGGTGAGCGCCGTAGCCACCACCAGCCCCCCATAGACCCCATCGGTCAGCGCAGGCGGAGCGGTGACTACCGCGAACACGGAGAACGTCACTCGATAGGACACGCCGCCATCAAGGACAGGATTTTCCGTGGCGAGCTGGTCGCCATACAGACCGCTGTACGGGGAAAACGGTTTATCGCTGATCAGTTGCGCCGCGTTGTTCGTGCCAAGGAATGCAGCAAGGCTCGCGAGGCGCTCGGTGATCGTCCCGGACAGTTTGCTGAACGTCCAGCCATCCGGAGCCCCAGGAATCACCAGAACCGATCCTGATGGGATACTGGTCGGGGTGCCGGTCGTAACCTGCCCAGTCGCAGATGTCACAATCGAGTGCGTTCCGCCGCCGCTGGCGATCGTCGCATAGATGCTATTCGTGCCGTCCGTTACGTAAATCTTCTGCCCGTTGGCCGGAGCAAGCGCCGTCGTCGGGATCGTGTACGTCGTGGAGCCAGTGATAGCCCCGCTGGTCGTCGTGTCGTAGCCGTTGCGGCCTAGCCATGCCCCGCTTCCTGCGGTGCCTGGAAACGCGCCAGAGCCCGCCAGCACGTCCGCTGTGCCTGGGATCGTCGCCTGGACCCCCACGGAACTGCAATCGACTGCAAGACGTCCAACGGGCATCGTCTGGAGCTGTATGCCCCATCCGCTGAGTGCTGGGGTGTATTGCGGGACGGTCGGATCGAGAATAGCCGCCTTGTCGGAGACGGCCGATATGTTCGGGACATTAGCATCGGCGATATAGAACAGCCGGTTAGCGGAGTCGATCAGTTGCGCAGGAACGTTACGCCGTGGGCCGAATCCCATCGGTATCATCTGATTCGCAGCGTTCGGCTCAACATAGGGAGGGTTGAAAGAAGCCGGGAGGGTCTTGTCGAGGCGCGCAATCGTGTCCTTGAGCGTGATGGTGATCACGTCCTCGTCATCGGATCGGATGTCGTCAATAATTGCCGTGACCATCGTGGGCGCGTCGTGCATCGTGGTGCCGGTCAGCAGCGAGCCCGCTTTCACCAGTTTAATAATTACAGACGTGTCTCGCAGGTCAGCACTCAGCAGTTGATCGTAGGCGCCGTCGTAGTTGTCTATTTGCAGAGTTCCGACAGCCGCGGCCTGGACTCTCGAATTGCCCCACACCCAAACCTGCGGGGCGCGGCGAATGCTGAACTGCTCCGGATTCAGAACGCGCGGGCGAAACGCTCCGTTAGACGGCGTATCGCCAGGAGCAGTAACGATGCCCTCGTCGATGATCGAGAAATACAGCGTCGCGATTCCTTCGCTGTTGATTTGGAACCACCCCGCGATTTGCTGAGTCTGTAGCTGCGTCATCTGTTCACCGTGAAGATGGGATACCGGAACAGGCGCTGACCGAAATTGCAGAACGCTGACACGTCGCCCGGAGAATCGCTGCCGATGCTGACTGCCGGCACGTAGAGCACGCCAGCAGTCAAAGCAATCTGACCGATGTAGTTTCCGTTTACCTGCCACGATACGAACGGCGAGACAGGATCATTCCACAGCGCGACGCCGATTACTTGGCGCTCGCCCTGCTGCGCATACCCCGTCAGGAGTGAATTATTGTTGTAGATGCCAGAGTTCCCTGCTCCGTCGCTCGGGCGGAATCCGTAGGACTCAGCGCCTTGTCCGACGCATTGATTCAGTGCGCTATTCGCCGACGCAACGCCGACGCTGCACAGATTCACGAGGCCGCCAGCCGGGTTCGAGTTGCTCCAGAACTCGCATTCAAAAGCATGCGTGCCCGCACCGAACGCGAGATTACCGAACACTGAGCGATGAAAGTCACAAATCTCTTTTGTCGTGACAACGAGGTTCCCTTGCGATAGAGAGAGTAGTCCGTTGCATCGGTTCGGGCTAAGCGTGCAGAGTATTTTGTTCATCAGTACAACAAAGCCTCGACCGCAGCGCGGTTAGCCGTCTGGTCCCCAGCGCACTCAATATAGGACGTGTAAGCCATGTCGGATGTATAGCTTGAGCCATTGCCGCCAAGGACGCGGGTTGTGTTGGCGATGTTGCCGCTCTGCAAACTGCTGAATGAAGGGGTCGGCGTCAACGCCGTACCATTCCACCACGCTTTCACTTGATCCACGGCAGCGCCCTGGGTTGTATCGAAAAGAAACGTGAGCGTTCCGAGAGCGGTTGGCGTATATGACCAGTCATTGCCGGCATATCCCGAACTGCCATTGTGCCCAAGGAATGTCCGGAATTTGGATGCGGAGACCACGTAGTAATGCGCGAAGCCAGTCGTCACAGACCCATTGAAACCGGCGTCTATGCCGACGTGATACGTTGGGTCTGCGCCAGTGGTCGCGCCGCGCTGGCGCGTGAAAATCGTCAATGCTGTATTGCTTACAGAGACACCAGACGTACTCGGCAGATAGTCGTGGGTGCTGCTGTTGAAGGTGATCTCGTTGTTAGCCACGCCGCTTGTTATGAGCAATGGCCTATTGCTGGTGGGCTGAATGAAATCGTTTGTCGTGCCGCCTTGGTCGTACCATTTTGTGATGTATCCGTTCTGTGTGCCGCCGCCAGCAATAACCCAGGCAACCGCGCCACCCCAATCGAATCCATCGCCAACAAAACCAAAGTCGCTAGTCGCGCCATCGCCACTGCGTGAAATCTGCACCGCATTTCCTGCATACCCGCGCACTACGCGTCCGAGCGAATAGGCAACGAGAAGATTCGAAACAAGGTCGCTGACGTATAGGTGATTCAGGTAACGCACCGCGCTGCGTGTACGGCGGAACGAAAGCATCCGAACCGTGATGATATCGCCCGAAGCAGGAAGCGGCGATGTCAGCGTTGCGGCTTTTTGATCTTGCGCGAGCGTGTACGTTGTTAACGGCGTCGTTACCCCCGAACTGGTCTTAGTGATCTGCAGGCTTCCGGGAATAGGTCTACCAGTCAGGAAAAAATGCGGGTCTCCGCCATAGGTAAATTGCCCGTAGCTAAACCAAGGCCCTTTGGATAGTGCCGGATCGAGATCAATCATTAGAAGTCGAACCCGTCACCTTGGCAATACACGAAGTGACCGCTTCCAATGGCGGCCGTAGTTACAACTTTAATCGTCGTACCAGCCAAACACCAAAGGACATAATTGCCGTTTGCATCCAAGCTGCACGGTAGATAATCCATGATGCTAACCGCCTCACTGGCGCCATCGTCTCCCGAGTTCGCCGGGATGCTTACCGTCGCAATGATGTCGTCTGTACCGCTCCCACCTATGTTGCGAGTCACACGAAGAAGAAGATCAGACGAATTTGTGCTCGTCGCCCAAAATGACTTCAACACACCATCATCTACACCAGCAGTCCACGCAAGTTGCAACGAAGACATCGAGTCGTCTAGCTTGCAAATGAGGTTGTTGACGTTCTGCAGACATGGAGCTTGGAAGGTCTTAGCCATGATTAGAACCCCACGCCTAAACTACGTCGGAAAATCGGATCGGCCCCACTACCGCCACCGCCCGTCGGGATGGTGATCTTTGCTGTTACGCCGTCCGCAGTGACATCGAAAGTGCTTCCTGTTTCGAAGTTCAGATTGCCAAAGCCAACATATCCGACAGCGACGCCGTTCTTTTGGATGACGGCCGGCGCGGCGAGGCCAACAGTAAATTGCAAATCTTTCGTGACGGTAGCGCCTAAGGAATCTGTGACCGTGTACGTGCAGCCTGTGATGTAGCCAGGGCTCCCGGAAGTGTTGGCCCCGAAGAAGCGACCGGACGAATCGACGGAAATACCCGGAGGAGGGAACCCAGCAACCCAGAAATACGAGAATGTATACGGCGGGACTCCGTTCGTGATGCCAGCATAGTTGGCGAAGTTGTCATCGACCGGAACGCCTTTATACAAAACGATTCCAGGCACCATGAACGGCGGTAGCAGAATATCGACCGCGTCCACGTGCAGGCTGACAAACATCGTTGCGGCAGGGCCGATGCCGGAGGTGTACGAGATGCTGTCGCCCGTGCCGCTGTCGGAAACCGTAAACGTGATGTTGTAAGAGACCCAAGCTCCGGAAGGGGTGCCGCTGATGGCGCCTGTTGCGGAATCGAGCGTGACGCCGGTGGGCAGTCCGATACCACCACTGTTGACGGTCTTTGTCCATGTGAGTGTGCCGGTCGCTCCGCTGACCTCCATCTGGTAGAAATACGGAACGCCAACCTCAGCGTTATATCCATTCGTGCTTAGGTTTCCATCAGGCGGGTATGTCACCCATTGCAGCGTGTGTTCAACAGTAAGCTCGAAGTTCGCGTGAAATATCGTCGAGGCGCTGTCCTGAACCTCGACTGTGATCGGATACGAGCCTGTGGCCGAAGGCGTGCCGGTACTGACGCCGGTCGCTCCGTTTATCGCACCCATGCCAGGAGGCAATGATCCAGATACAAGGCTGTAGGCGTACGGAGGAACCCCCCCGACACCGACGAATGTCAGGACAGCCGCGACGCCGATCTTCAGCGCCGTTTTCTGCATGCGCAGCGTAAGCGGATTCGAGCCGCCAGCCGTAAGTTGTACTGCGAGGTTTCTGCGTTGATTGCCCATGTTCTACAACCCTTGCCGCGAACTGCGCGACATCTGTTCGAAAATTCGATCTCCGATGCCGGCGCTTAGGGCCGCAACGGACTGCGAAGAAATATGAACTCGCCGATCGCCTGGAGGCGTATCTCCTGAGCCGTTGCCATTCCCTGCCCCTGGTCCGGGAACAGGGGCAGGCGCTGGGGTTGGCTGCGGCGAAGGTGTCCCGGTCGGCGGGATAGTGCCGCCGCCAGGATGCCACGGCAGCCCAGGCGTACCGACAGGCGTTCCCGGCTTCCCAAGATTGCCGCCACCGATCGCTTTTGCAATCTCCTCCGGGAGCGAGTTGATAGCATCGACAATGCTGCTCGTGTTTTGATTGGCGCTATCAACCTGCGTGCCGAGAGAATCGAGAAATGCTTTCAGGTCCGCATCGCTCTTGATGCCCAGCCCCTTCTCGAAGTCTTGGACATTAAGCTTCATGTCCTTCATCACTTCGAAAACGTCTTCGTTCTTTGCCTTTGAGATTTCCTCTATCTGCTGCGCAAGTGTTTGGTATTGCGCGAGCTGATTTGCGGCTTGCAGTTGCTGCTGCTCGGCGAGAAGTTCCTTCAGGCGCTCGGAGTCGGTTGTCGATAGACCGCCGCTATGAGTCGGCCCAGGAGTGAACCCGCCGCCCTGGTGCGCCTGCTTGCCGACGTAAGGCATCACCTCTTGGAAAAGTTCGTTATAAGCGTTGCTGGACGCGTACAGGCTGCGTCCAATCTGCAGAACTTCGTCCGGTGTTGCGGTGCCAGCGCGCAAGCCCTGGAGTGCAATCTGGAGCTTTTGCTGGTCGTTGTACGGCGACAGGCTTCCAAGCATGAGGTTCATCGCGTCTGTAGCAGCCTGCGATGTCTTGTGTATGGCCGAACTGAAGCCGCCCATCGAATCAGTTGCACTCGTCGATTGCGATTCAAGCGCAGCGATCTCTTGATTGACCTGATCCAAGGAGCCGTTGACCGTGAGCCCGAGCGAGAACGCCAGCGACTGCGCAGATGCCTGAAGTTGCATCACAAGTTGCGCAACCTCCTGGGCTGCGTGCTTGTGTATCGCAATCAGGTCTTGCATTGAAAGGCCGGTCTGCCCGTTCGCTTGGGCAAGCGCCGTAGCCTCGGCAATGTTCTTTTCCATCTCCTGATCGACCGCTTCCATCGACTGCTCGAACGCATCGACGAAATGCGTCGGCTGGGTAAACTGCGCCATGAAGTGAGAGAAGTTCGCCGCAGCTTGCTTTACCGCGTTGTCCGCCTGCTGTTCGGCAGCGTACAGGTCGTGCAGGTCAACACCGAATTGCTTCCACTGAACGATTTGTTCCGCGGTGAGTGTGGGAAGTGCTTTCTGGTAATCGGCAAAGAACTTCGCAAGGCTCTCGGTCGGGTCCTCTCCGATCTTGTTAGCCTCTCCCGCCACCTTCGTTTTCTGGTCGTCGATCGCCTTCGCCTGCAATTCTGCAGCGCTAAAAAAATCCTTGTTGAACGAATCGAGCAGCTTTGCGAGTTGCTGCGCGCCGCCAGCCGCTTTCGCCTCTGCGTCGGCGAACTCCAAAACCTGCTGCGCTGTCTTACCAGCCGCAAGCGTGGCCTCGTCCATGTCGATCTTGAATGCCTGCATCTCTCCCTGCAGGCGCTGGTAAGCGTTGATCAATGGCTCGTTCGCGCCGTCGAGTTTCATCACCTCGTTAACGACATCGGCGATCGAGCTATTGCCGCCGAGCAATCCCATTCCTTGCTTGATGTCGGCCTGCGCCTGCTGCGCTGCTGCCGCCTCGTCCTGCACCGCTGCAAAGAGCTTGTCCGCATCGTTCTGCATGCCGGACACGAAAGCCGATGCGCCGATGCCCATGTGATCGAGCACGGCCAGGAAGTTGTCAGCTTGCAGGCGTTCGGCGAACTGTTGCTGAGTTTCGTCCTTGTACGTGACTCCAAGAACGGTGTCCTCCGTCGTCGTCGGCTTGCCCTTCTTGTCGAAGTGCTGCACGAATGAACCGCCAACGAGATCGCCTGCGGTCTGGCCGAATTGTTTTGCAAAGTCGGCGGTGCCCTGAACCAATGCCGTAAAGAAATCGTTCGCAGCCTGTTGCGTGGCAGCGTCAACCGGAATGTTTTTATCGTGGTAGTACGAGCCGCCGAAAAGGGCGTGCTGCCCCTTGTATGTCATCTCGGCGGATACATTCGCCCCGCTCGCGTCGATCGTCTCCGTCTCAGCCCCGCCGATCGGCTTCCCTGACGTGCCGAACAGCTTTCCGCCCGAGATCATATCAACGACCATCGCGGCGAGCGCCACCCAGCCAATCACGGGTATAACGCCCACCCCTGCAGCCGCCGCAGAACCGCCTGCAACAGCGCCAGCCCCAGCCGCGCCTACCCCGCCAGCAATGCCAGCCATCGCGCCGCTGATCGCTCCTGCAGCCGTTACAGTCCCCAGGCCATAGGCTACGCCTCCAGCTATGCCGGCCAGACCGCCACCAGCGTTGTTGAACTCGTTGATACCGGCCAGGATGCCGCCCCCGATGCCGAGTATCTGCCCGAGGCCCATTCCTCCGCTTGCCGCGCCCGCCCCGCCTACATCGCCATAGGTGCCTTGCAATGCCCCTTGCCCAGCGAAGTCCACGCCAGCGCCCGCGTAGTCGGGCACAAGCCCCAGAGCATCGGAGCTGCTCATTAGGTACATGCCGGAGGTGGAGTCGAAAGCCGCCCCTCCGCCCATGAGCCAATTCCAGGCATTGTTTGCGGTGCCGGCGAGCTGATTGGTGTTCATCGCCTCGCTAACGAGCCCACCGCCGCCAGCGTTGCCGGTCGCAAGGCTCATAAGGCCGCCGCCACCAGCGCCACCGCCGCCAAACATGCCGGCGATGTTCCCGAAGATCGACCCGAAGGAAGCTGTCGGCATCGCGCCGCTCGTGCCGCTCAGCCCAAAGATGGAGTTCAGAATCGGGTTGATGATCGCGAGCTTCTCAAACTGCATGATGATCGACTCGACGACTTGCTTCGCAACGTTCGTGAGGTCTTTCATCACGTTGCCGCCCTCGATGATGTCCTTGTTGATCGTCGAGAAGGCCGAATCGAAAGCGCTGCTGGCAATCTGCTGCCACTGGCGCTGCTGTTCCGCGCTGAGCTTGAGCTGATCGGTGTACTGCATCAGGGCCGTGGCGTCGTCCACATAGCCCTGCTTTATGTTCGCGTTGGCGTCAATAGCCTGCTGCGCCGTCTCGTGCCACTCGCCGAGTGCGTCCCGATTCTCCAGAAGGTTCTTTGTCGCGAGCGCTTCGAACTCGGCAGATGCTTTCTGGGCGTCAGTGAGAAGTCCGGTTTGGGTGACCTGATCCTTTAGCTTCTGAATCCAGTCGTCCGCGAGGTCGTGCTTCTGCTGGTCCGCGGCGATCATCTTCCAATATGCCGCCGTCGCAGCGTCGGTCGCGTCGGCATCCATCTTGAGCGCATCCGCGACGCTCAGTCCGTTGCCGATCATCTTCACGAGTTCGTCATTTAGACGCTGCATCGTGGCGAGGTACTGTAGGTTGGCCGCGTCGTACGGGCCGGCAGACTTGGCCGCGAGCATGTCAAGCTGCTCCTGCCACTTGCCAAGCTCTTCCGAGAGCGCCGCCGCGTTCTGGGTGACCTTTGTCGGCAGCTCAAGCAGCTTGTCGCCGAGATGTCCAGCGGTGACCGTCATCGTCTCCATCGTGGTCGTGTTCTGTTGCTGCGCGCCAGCAGTAACCTTTAGGTTCGCGACGTAGTCGGTAAACGTCGCATCGGCCTTCTCCATCGCGGCCTTGTAACCAGTGGTATCCGCCGTCGCCTTCTGCATGTGTACAGAAAGGTCGGCAAGTTGGTCGGCGAGTTGTTTGTTGCCAGTGGCGAATGCAACGAGCGCCGCACCTCCTGCCAGACTCGCAAGGCCGTGCTCCATGTTGACGAAAGCGGTCTGCGCGGCGAACTCGATTGTTGCCCAGGCTTCTTCGCCTAGTTCGCGAATCTTGGCGAACCCGATCCCGATCGTGTTGGAGAAGTTCAGCCCGGCTTGCGTGCTTTCCGCAAAGTCCTTGATGATGAAAGCCCCGAGGCTACCTGTAGCGACAGCAGTCAGCAGTTGCTTCCAGTGCTCCGTAGCATAGGTCGCCATGTCGCCGATGCCCTTTATCGCATCGTGCGTCGTGCGGTCCTCGGCGAACTCGCGGAAGCCCTGATTTACGTTATTGATGGCGGGCAGTAGATTCACCGCCAACTCAGCCTTGAGCCCGGCGAATTCTGCGTTCGTCTTGTTGATCGCCTGCTGCGCATCAGCCATCGCGAGCACGTCGTCTGCAGTGACCCCAGCGAACTTCAAAGCCTCCTCATTGAGCCCTTTCCAGTTCTCGCCAAGCTCGTTTATAAGCGGAACCATAGCGCCAGCGCCGCGGCCCATAAGGCCCATCTCTATGGCGGTCTTGTTCGCGCCATCTCCGAACTCCGCGAGGTGCTGCGTTACAACCCGAATCATGTCGTCCGGGTTCTTGATCAGTTGCGCGAGTTGCTCTGACGAGATGCCTATGGCGTTGAAATACCCGAGCAGTTTTTCATTGCCGGAATTTGCCTCCGCCGCCGAGCGCGTCAAGCGCGTAAGTGCGTTCGTCGCAGTGTCGAGGTTGCCGCCGGCGAGCTGAGCCGCATAACTGACTGTCTGGATAGTCTCAATGCTGACGCCGAGCGTCTGCTGCAGATGCGTGATTTGCTCGGCGGCCTCCAGCGCCTCGTGCGCCATCTCTCCGAGTTCCTTCGAGGCTTCCTTGATCTTGTCAACAGCGAAGCCTATCCCCAGCGCTTCAGTGACATGCAGCATTGATTCCTTGATGCCGTCGAGCTGCTCGCTGATGCCGGACGCGCCAGACTCCACGGTCTGGCGCGCATGCTCGAACGCCTGTACTAGGCCAGAGTCATCGGCGGTTATACCTATGCGTACTTCGCTTTCTTCAGCCACCGCGGCTCTCCAATGACTTTACCGTCTCTGCAAACCATTCGTCGGAGTCGTAACTGTTCCCGTCTGGTGGCTTGCCCTTCAACTCCTCGCGGAGTTTGTAATACGCCTTTGCTTCTACAAAGTCGTAGGCTGTCGCAATCCTTGAGACGAAAGACGGCGGTAGCCCGAAGACCTCAAGACTCAGGTGGACGAGCCACCATCTCCCGAGGTCTTTACGGAGTTTTTTACTGCGTCTTTGATTGCCTCCGCGTTCATGCCGTTAACTTTGTTGATCGCACGCATCAGGCCGTTCAACACACCATCCGGCCACGTGCCGACCTCGATCGGGTCGTACGTCTCCCCGTCGTCAATCAAGCTCGCTGCGATCAAGCGGGAGCGATACGTCTCCTGCTTCTCGTCAACGATCTTGCCGTCCGGGCCGACGAGACCGGCGCGAATATGATCCATTTCCAGTCCGGTCAAGCGCTTGATCGTGAGAGTGTCCTTCACGCCGTAAGCTTCGACCTCGACCTCCTGTGTCACAGGTCCCGCTGCATCAATGAATTTCTGAATACGCATTGTCTTTCACCCTTTTAGGTAGCAGAAGGAGTCCGACGCGACCAGGGCGCGTTCCCAACGGTCGAGGGAACAGCCGCGCCGAACTCCTAACCGTTAATGACCGTTTAGAAAGTCGCTGAAGCGCCCAGGACGATCGGAGTCACCGCACCCGAGATGCGCAGGGTCAACTTCGCCTTGACGAAGCTGTTCACCTGCACGTCCTTGGAGAACTGCTTCACGTAGGCGTAGAAATAGAAGCCCGAGCGCTTCCACGTCTTCGGAGAAGTCGAGGTCTTCGGCGGATCGAGCACGAGATTTCCGGAGGCCAGCGAGCCGGTTACGGTCGGAACGACAGTCGTTGCGGCATCGGCCATCGCGAGGAACCATTGCGTAGTAGCGTTCTGGCCCTTCGCGAGCATGATCTCCAGCCATGCGTGCGTGTTGTTGTTGAAGTTGTACACCACGTCACCGGACGGCTGGCCGCCGTCGATCAGGCCCTTTGCGAATTCCTCGTAACCAGGGGAATCAAGGTTCGTGATCTTGATGTCGGATGCGGCCCCGCCGACGTTCTGAAAGCCCATCGAAGCGGCCATCGTCATAACCTGCGCGGGAGAAGCGTTTGCATTCAGACCGAAGAGCTGTACGCCTTGGGTGCTGAAATACGGAGTTGCATAAGGAGCGGTCATACATCACCTCAGTTGAGAAAACCGGACACACCGGCATTTTGTAGCCCGTCTCCCTGATCGGGGCCATGTAACTCCTGCTCGATCGTGGAACATCGAAAGCAGGTAATCGCTGACTTGCGCGTGCAGTTGACAACTTCGATCCCCATGTTTCGCAGATCGTCAGTCATCGAATCGAACACGCGGGCAAACACGCCGTATTCGTTCGCCTCGACGTTCGTCAGCGGTGTTGGGTGTGCACCGAACCAGTGGCCCCGACCGGTCGCACCCATATCAAAACCCAGAAGCAGAATTCGGCGAGCGCCGAAGTGAATCGCAAGGTTGATCGCTTGATACCCGGAGTTCGCGCCTTCTTTGCCGTCGTGGATCACGCCAGGAATCGGGCACAACCCGAGCGCTGAACGCGTCTGCACGTAGCGCAACGAAAAGGTCTGCGAAGCAATCTGGCTACCCGTCCAGCGCTCACCCTCGAATACGAAGTGTGTCGCCTCGTGCTGCGGCTTGTCGTAATAGGTAGGCTTGGACACCCACCAGTCATAATCGCGCGCGTAAAGGTAGTCGGCCCAGGGCGCCATCATGTAACTGTCATTGACGACGATAACCCGCGCACGCCCGCGGCACGCTGCGACATCGGCCGGAGTTAGGCTCGGGCCGGAACCGACAATGACGAAAGTCACGGGGTAGCCCACGGCACCATCACCTTCACCGGAATACGCGCGATCGAGATATTTGCAATCATGCCGTCCACATAGTCGATCGTGCCGTCCCAAAATAGCGGCATTGCAACGCCGTCCACAACGAACGGGACGCCAGCAGGCGGCAGCTTGCCGAGCACTGCATCAACGATCGGGTTCAGCACGCTAGACGGAGCTGTGCTCGTGCTCGGCGCGCTGTAGGCGTAGACCATCCAATCGAAGCCCATCACGGAAACGTACATTCCTTCGAGCGTTCGCTGTCCTTCCTGAACGTGTTCGTCTGAGATGACTTGGAACACTGCCGGGCACTGCGCCGGCTGTATCTGCACAGCCGGAACAATTCGACGGCTCAGCGTAGCCACCAGCGGCGGCGACGTGGATTGCAGCGGCGCGAGCAGCGCAATGAGCGCAAGGGCGATGTCTTCACGCGGAAGCACTGACGGCACCCCTCACCCAGTCGATATAAGTCTCGCGGCGCTCCTTGAGGCTCGAACGCAGGTAAGAACGTTCCGGCATGTTCATCATCCGCGTAAAGCCGCCAACTTGTACCGTAACCGGCTCGATCTCGTGACCGAACGCAAGCGAGATCGTCCGCGCGTGCGCCCTGACGTGCTCCTGTCCGTGGAAACCGTACTCGTGGATCGCAGCGTAGGGAACCGCGTTGCTGTCAACGCCGACCGTCGTCGTTACCGTCCGGCCGTTGTCGTCTGTCTGATCGTGCAGCTTTGACGACAGGCGGCCAGAACGCTGATGCAAAACCTGTCCGTGCAGCTTGTTGATCCGCACATATCCGAGAAAATCGAGCCCGACTTTCTGCATGACAGTGACCAGACGCTTGTGCGCGCGCGCGGGGAACTGCACGAGCATATTCAGGGCGCTGGAGGCATCGACGCTCATAGTGGCGCAAGCAATTTTGACTGGTAGTTTGAAATAACGGCTTTGACGAACGGCGAAAGTTCCGACGCAACGTAGTTCGTCTGTTGCTGCAACATGCTGAGCGAACTCTTGTCCGCCTCAAGAATGCGCTTGAACTTGATATTGCACATATCGGCCACGGCTTGCTGGAGGTCTTGCGGGATCGGCGAATAGCCGGCCGTGTAGGCGACATCAATCTCTTGGATCGTCTTCGGGAAGATACCGCCGCGATACCAGAGGCCGTATTGATCGAAACGGAAGCCAGGAACCTGCGCGGAGACGCTCAAGGCAACCGCGCGCCCGCAGATGGTGACCGAGGCGACCGCCGTTACCGGGTTCTGTCGCAACAGCAAGCGCGCATTGCCGCTCCCGTTGAAGGTGTGCGCGTAGGACTGCGAAACGAAGTCACGCCCGCACGTCTGCTCGATATAGACAGACGCTGCCGAGATCAGCGCAGGAAGCGCAGCAGAAACTGCGGTGCTCGTGTCCTGCATGTACGCCTGCACGTAGGCAAGCGTTGTCAAATCGGTTGCGGGCGTGGGCATGGCTTACTTCTTCGACTTGCTGACTTTGTCGTCGGCTTTGTCCATATCGCCGGTGTCCTCCACGAAGCCGTGCGACTTGATCTCTTCGACCGCTTCGGGCGGAACCAGCACGGAGCCATCGGCTTCAGGCTCGTACATGTCGCCGCGGTAACTGAATCCCACGCCGTCGCGGTGACGCATGCGGACCCGAATCTCGTTTTTGGTGACCTGAACCTTTGAACCTTTTGCTTCGCTCATTTTCGTACCCTCTTACGTTGGAAAACCTGGGAGCCTTTGTAGGCCCCCAGGGACAACACTCCGGGCTCAGGTAGGGGGATCAGGTGCCTGGAGCGATGTTGTTGATAACCCCCATCGCGAACGGCGCATACACCGCGACCGTCTGCTCCGAGTACACACCCGATTCGAACAACCGCGTGCGCAGCGGCCAGTCGATCTGGTAGTAATCCCGGCGCGTATGCACTTCGGCGACGTTCGGGATGTTCGAGTCCATGTACTGCGCCGGCAGCGTTTCGCACCACAGAAGGATCGTGCCAGCCGGCAGAGTCGGATGGATGACGATCGGAATCTTCGTGCCGCCGTCTTGGGTGAACGGGTTGAAATAGAACTCGATGTTTCCGCCCGCCATCAGCTTTTGATAGCCGACTGCCGGGTCAGTGAAGTACTGCAACAGCGGGCCGCTCGAACCATTCAGGCACAGAGTCGTGATGTCCTTGAGCTGCTGGGCAGCCACGAAGATCACGGTCGGGCTCGTCTGGTAGTTGTTCCACATGGAGATCAGCGCGTCATCGATCTCGTTGACGGTGCCACGGCCAGAAGCGGTCAGCTTCGTACCGACGCCCGCCGTCCCGGTCGCAAGCGACTTGACATACGCCCCCGGGAGGTACGAGTTCGAGTTGACAGCCGAGAAGCTCGCGAAGGTCGCGTACAGCAAACCGTCGTAAGCAGCCGGGCCAGCGTTGACGATACCGTCATTGTAGGAATGGTCGGCAGTGATCGCCGTCGCATTCTGGCCGGTCGTGGTCGGCGTGGTCGTGGTGCTGTAGCTGTTGATCAGCGTCACGGCCTGCAGGGTCTTCGCACCCGAGCCGCCGTCGTCGATATACCACGCCCAGGCGACCGTGCCGGACGCAACCGGAACGCTGGCCGAGAGAACACCGGTGCCGGAACTGATCGCGCTGGAGGCCGCTGCCGCCGATTTGTTCGACGTGCCGCCGTTCAGGACGAACGTCGCGCCAGTCGGGTCCGTGACAGTGGTCGTGGTCGGCAGACCGGTAACGATCGAGGCGCCGGACTTGAGCCAGTTCAGGTAACCCTCGAAGGTCAATTCCACCACCTGCACGTGATACGTGCCGTTGGCGACGGTGCCGCCAGTCGCAGCGGAAACGAAGGTCGGAGTCGTCGGCGTGCCGAGCTGCAGCGAGAAGTTGCCGCCCAGGATAGAGTTCTCTTCCTTCAGCCACATTTTCTGCAGCATGCGGACGGTCTGACGTGCCTTCTCGTCCTCGAAGCCTTCCGCAGCGCTCCACGCCTCGAATGTGAGATTGCCCTCTTCGCCGATCGTGGTATAGCCCGCGTACTTCGTCGAAGCGGTGATCGTCATAACGCCCGAACGCCCGCCTTCCGGCACCCAGCCCATCCCGTCGTAACCGGAGCCAGTGATGGCGCTGACGACTTTCCAACGGGTTGCGATGTCGCCCTTACCCGCTACGCGCGGCATCCGCTTGCGGATCGGCGTATTGACCGGGTAGGCGTTCCTGGACGGGATTTGAAGATCGTAGTTGACGAGACCGGTCGCCGTGTTGACGGTCGTGGTCTTCTGCAAAGGCGCGGGGCCTTTCTTGTAGCTGTCCCGGAGTTCCGAGATGACTTGCTGAATTGCGTCCACTGGAGTTACCTCGCTTTGTGTAGTGGCTGATTACTTGATCTTTTCAAAAGCCGGGTTCGTGGCGTAGTCCGCCATACCCTTGTGGGCTAACCAGATATGCGCCTGCAAATCGCCGGATTTTGCCGCTCGCACTTTTGCCACTACATCGGCGGGGTACTGCTGATCACCTTCCGCGTCTTCGCGATGGGTCGTGTCTTCGCCCTTCGTGATTGCACGGAATACACCTTTTCGAACCGGTAGCTTGTCCCACTTGCTCGCCTTCTCCTTGAGAAGCTCGAACGCTTTCGCGAGATCGCTCTCGCTGGCGTTCGCCATCCCGATGGCTTTGGCGAGGTCGAAACTGACCGGTACGGTCGAAACACCTTGCGTTGCCTTTTCCAGCTTGACGATGCCGAACGAGTCCAGACCCTTCTGCAGGTCGCCGCGAACAGTCGCCTTGTTGGCTTCCTCCTGGGTCTCCTCCTCGGCCATCTCGCACAGAATCTCGCCCAGCTCAGCAGCGACGGCATTCAGGCGTCCCGGCACGATCGAGCCGTCGCCCTCCATCATCGCTTCGTACTCGCAGCAGTCGGCCAGACAGATAACCTCCTGCGTTATGCGCGCGAGCCAGCCCAGGTTCTCCAGGCCCTTCGTCAGGTCGAGCTTCTCCTCCAGCTTGCCCCAGTCCTCCGGGATCATGTCGGATTCTCCCAACGCCTTCGCGCGGCGCTTGATATGCCGTTTGACAGCCGCAGGGTTCTTCGCTCGGCCGATGGACTGGATTGCGTTCTTCAGGTCGTCTTTCGACTTGATCGGGTACGAGCCGTCCGGCATCGCCTGACCCTTGTCTGCTGCAGCGTCGCGCTGCTCCTGTGTGAATTCGCGCTTCTCGATGTCGGCCAGTTCCTCGGGGGTAAACTCGCCGACCTTGAACAGCGCGGCAAGCAACGCCGGAACGTCGCCCTTGCGCTGGTCTTCCGGGAGCCACTGCTCGGCGAGCTTTTCGAGATCGCCCATCGTGATATTCGGGTTCGACATTGCAGCCTTGAGCACGTCGCGCTTCGTTGTCTTCGCGAGTGCTTCCATGTCACTCTTGCGCGTCTCGATGAACTTCACGAGTTCCGCAGGTGCTATCGCGCCATCGTCGAGCAGCTTTGCAAGCCGGTCGATCGCAACCTTGTCCGGGTCTCCGGTCAATTCGACCTCGACCTCCGAACCGTCCGCCTTCGCCATCTTGAAGCGCGCTGAAGGGTTGCACGGGTTGTCCACGAGAGAAACCTCCGAGGGCTCAGCTTCGTACCACATAACGCCCTTGTTCTCTTCGTCATCCCACTTGCGCAGGCACGATCCGCCGATCGAAACGCCGGTATATACGCCGGCTTCCATTTTCTTCTGATCGACCGGGTCCACGATCAGGCCACGAACGATGATGGCTTTCTGCTCGTCGTCGCACACCATCGACTTGAGGCATCCCGCAGCCACCTTGCCGTGCATTGAACGCAGATTGCCGACGCTCTTACCGTCCGTCGCCTTCTCGAACTCCTGTGACCACTTGATGAAATGCGCCTTCGAGGAGTCGTAGTGCATTCGCTCCTTGACCTTGTCGATGGTCTGGTCTGTGGCAACAGCTTCGAAGGTGTGATCGTCCGCGTTGTACTTGGCGAGGCGGGCGTGAATCTGGAATTGTGCGGCTGGCATAGCAGTATCCTCGGTTTGTGATTCGTGTTCGCCCGTTTACGGTGCAGGTTCGATCAATAGCCATGCAACGGAACTCGTATCGCTTGCCGCGCACTTCATGCCAAACGAGACTCCCGCGCTTCGACTGGAGACGTAGTAAATCCCTCCGACTGTGCCGGCCGGAACTTGCTCCGTCAGGAATATATTGCTGGTCGCTGTGACCTTCGTCGTCGCAACAGTGACCTCAGTCACTCCGTTGCACGTCGCGCGGCCCATCGTCGCATTCGTTCCGGTCTTGATAGAGATTCCGTCACCCGCCGCAGGTAGAACTATGCCGTCTGCAGTGATCGATCCCGTCAACGTTGCCGAATAGGTGTAATCGCCTCGCAGGAATGTCGTGCTGTCTGCCGTACCTGTTGGCGCTGCCGCGTAGAAGGTGAAAGCCGAAGTGTCGACAAACCCCAGCGCGTACAAACCTCGCAGCGCATTCGGGTCGGTCGTCGTGACGGTGCCGGTCGAGGACACATGGAACTGCCCGGAACTGCCCGAGACCTGCACAACCTGATTCGCGAGGTTCAGGTTCGTAACGGTCGCAGCATGAAGCAACGAGCAACCGAGCAGCGCGAAGAGAAGCGCCGTCAGCAGATGGGTCAAGCGTCGTCTTTCAGCGTTCATTCTTCCTCTCCGGCAACAATTGGGGCGATGACACATTGACAATTCGGGTGCGCTGGCGCGCTGTCGTCGCCGCTGGGGAAATCGTCTTCAACGTCGATCGGGCCTTCGTCCGCGTTGCCCTGACACTCGTCGCAGCAGCCGTCGTTCGACACGAGCCAGACCTTCTGAGCCACGAGGCCAGAATCCTTCCAGCCGGCGAGCTGGCCCTTGCTGTCGGCAAGGCGCGTCTCGGTGCGAGCAATGACCCCTGCGCGCTCGGCGCTGAAGGCGTACGAATCGGCGAGTGCGTCGCTGAATTGATCCAGCGACCAGCCTTGATCGATCGATTCCTGCAGCAGGTCGCGCACGCCCGCGCGGGTCTCGTCGGTGATGGCCCACTGTGCATCCGGATTCTCCACAAGGTTTCCCTCGTCGTCGTACCGCATGCCGACCATCTCCGCGCCGCGCTCGGAGGCGTAGTCTGCCGCGTACTGATCGATGAACCCCGGCTGGATCGCAATCCCTGAGCTTGCCGCATCCTTCTGTAGATGCGTCTTGGAGTGCTCGACCGCATCCGCCGAAACACGCTTGAGCGGGTCGCGGACAGCGCCAGGGAAATCCTTTAGAACGCTCCAATCAATCGCGCCGGCCAATTCTTCGGCCGTCTTGGCTTTGCCCAGGTGCGGACCGACTGAGGTCTTGACCGCCAATGCCTGGGCGCGCAGTTGGCGCTTGACCGCCCGCGTCAGTCGCTGCCGCTGAATCATCACCGTTCGCCGCTCTGGCCGGACGGCCTTCGCCAGCTTCTCAGCCTTCGGAGATTCTGCGGGCGGGGCCGGCTTGGCTGGTGCCCCGCCCGCTCCGCCGCCACCAGCCGCGGGAGGTTGCTGTCCGTCGAGCTGCTCGGTTGTGAGCATACGCGGGTCTGTCTCGATCTTCTGCGGAAGCGGTTCCTTGCCTCGATCCGCACGAACCTCGTCCGCTGTAATGATGCCCTCGCGAACCTCTTGTACGGCTATGTCGCTCGCGACCTTGGGATCGATCTCTGTCTCTTCGTCCCAAACGAAGTGGACATCGCCCGCGTTCAGGTATTTCACGAGCAAGTAATCGACCAGCGCCTTCCAGAACTTCTTCAGCGGGAGCAAGCCCTCCTCGCGAGATTGCTCCTTCTGGGTCTCGGCCGTGCCGCGGTTCATCTGCTTGATAAACGGCGTGGGCTCGACGCTGAAGCAGTAGCACACCACGCGCGCAAGCCATTCGTCGAACTCGTCCTTGAGTGCCGCCTCTTTGGAGAACGTGACTTTGTTAGCGCCCGGCACGAACTTGAGCTTGCGGCGCTCGCCGATGTTCTCCCAGCCTGGGGAGTTGAACATCGAGTCCCAATGGTCTTGGATCACGAGAATCTGCTCGGGCGTCCAGTTGTCAGGCACGCCGACGAGCGCATCAGGCACCGAGCCTTGCCGGTAGTAGTCTAGTTGGAAAATCTGCCGGCGCAGAGCGATGTTGACGGTAACGATGATTTGCTCGACCTGCGGATACCCGTAGACGCTGTCAACGGACTGATTACGCGGCCAGTACACAAGCTCGTCGCTCGTGTAGTCCACCGCTGGCATGCCGCGGAGTATCTGCTGGTAAGCTGGCGACGGCGGATCGGGCAGGTCGCCTGATTCGTCAATAACCGGTTTGATCTTCGTTCCGTCCATCCACCGGAAAGCGTGGAAGCTGCCGTCATTGGTGAATTGCGGATATATGCACAGCGCATCCGTAACAAACACCTCTTCGAGCAGCGCTCGCGCCCATGTCACGTAAGGCCGACGCCCATCCGGAAACTGAAACAGCGCATTGAGCTTGCGCAGCTTGTCGTCTTCAGCCTTCCCGGCATCGCGATAGTCGAGCTTCCAATCCAGCGCTACGAACTGATCCTTGCGCGTCTCGATCACCGAGCGCAGCACGTCGTAGTTGCGCGCCAATGCCCGCAAGTCGTTGAAGCTGACGAGCTGATTGCCGCGCGGGGTGTAATTCGTATTGACCAGCGGCTGGTAGTCGAAGCGCCGGCCCACTGCTCCCATGCGCGGGGCCTGAGCCTGCGGGAGCATCGGCTGACCGGGCGAGAAGAACGTCTCCGGGTTCAGCCCTGCAACGGTGAACGTACCGTCTGCGTTGATGCGGATTCGCATCTTGTCGCCTGCGGCGATCAGAGTTTCACCGGGAATAGGCTGCTTGTACGCCCCCGCTGGGGTGTCGATTCGGCTCACTGCGCGCTGAGACATGCTCGCCTATCTCGGTGTACTGGCTTCGCGGTCACCGGTTAGCCTGCGGCTTTATAGCACCAACTTGGAGCGGCTTCAATTACTGGCCCTGCTTCTGCTTCATCTTCTCAGCCTGGAGGCGGTAAAACTCGATGATACCCGGCTGGGCCTCGATGATCGTCTGCAGTGCGTATCGCACCGCGTCCCAAATGTGATTGTTCGCGTCCACCAGCTCTGGCTTAACGTCGCCCGTCACCCGATCGACCTTGTAACTCCAGAGTTTCGCTTCCTCGATCGTATGGCGGCAGCGGGGGTGGATGATGATCTGCTCGTACTGCCGCAAGTGCGCGACCCCGTCCTCGACAGACCCCTTCCACTTCTTGACGGCTATCATCCGCGAGTAGCCGTGCCGTTGCATGTAAGAAATCGTCTCGGGGCGAGCGCTGTCCGCCCGCATAACGTGTTTGCGAGCGTCCGGTAACTTGTCGAATAGCTCTGGCGTCTTGTCGATGTCGCACCCGATCGCCCATGCCTCGTGCTCGATGTACAGCTTGCGCTCCTTGATCCAACACTTGACGCCAGCTGTCGGGTCTTGAGCAAACCCCCAGTCTCCCCCGAAGTACGGCCCGTCCCATCCTTCGCCACCAGCCGTAAAATCTTGAATGCTGTACTTCTCCCGCAGCACTTGAGCCTGCGAATGTCGCCGGTAGTCGCCTTCCCATACATGTTGGTACGAGTCCGGATCGACTCGGGCCATGTAATCCTTCTCGGCGATCAGCTCCGGCGAGAGCCACGGATTGTCCCGCCAGTTCGTTGCGATCACCCTTGCCATTGGGTGAGGCTCTTGCGGCTTCTCTTCTGAGACCGGCATAAACCGAATCGAAGTTGGATCGCTCGGAAGGTCTGGATTGAACCCGCACCATATCTCGGAGAAAGCCTTGCGCACGGTCGGCACGATGATGCGCCAGGAGTCTTCGGATACCTTCTCCCCTTCTTCCAACCACAGAACGTCAATGCCCTCGCGCGATTTGAACTTGCGCGGCTCTGTCTTGATGCCGGCGAAGGTAAACATCGAGCCCGTAACGTTCGAGGCAATGTACGTATCGCGAACAGTGAAGTATGGGCGCAGGTCGAGAGCGTCGATGTTAGTTACCAGCGTCTCGTGCACAGATTCGGCAATCGAGTTTTGATACTCGCGAGCGCATGTGAACCTGCACTTGTGATGCGTCGCGAGAATGATAGCGACCCGAGCGAAGCCCCAGGACTTCAGCCCGCCTCGCCCACCGTGCATGACCTTGTATCGCGAAGGAATCCATACCCCTTCGCCGTCAAAGAACAGGTCAACCACCTTCGGGGAGAGTATTTCCTTCCGCTGGGCTATCAGGTTCGGGCTGTGCACCCGGTCCCCCTCTTGAGAAACTGATATTCAGGACTGGCGGATTGACCGGAGGCGGGGTGTAGTCGATCACGCCCTGAATGCTCTTGCCGTCGAGGCGGTTGCCCAGTTCCTTGATTGCCCACTCGTCGCCGTCCGCAGCGGCCTTGATCAACCTGTCTGCAATGTCGTCGAGCGTTGCGCGTGCTTGGCGCGGGTCTTCGGCTTTCTGTGCCGCTGCCCGAGCGAGGGCTCGGCGTATCGCATCGTTCCACGTTGCGCCCTTCGCTGCGTTCTGATTGCCGGGTTGTCCACCAGCCATGAAACGATTCCTAACCCTTTGATTGGGCGGAATCTTGCGCGCTCAAGCTACTCGCGTCAACCGTATCGCGTTGAACCCAGCCGTTGCGCATCATGTAGCCGTCTGCTTTCTTACGCCGCCTCGGGTTAAATGATCGATAGCGCTTGCCCGTGAGTACCCCAGACTTTGTGTAGGACTTCACGGTTGTTGCCGGCGCTGCACAAGGCCAATGATTGCACCCCACAGCGTTTGACCGATCGCGAACCCGAAGCCGAATAGAAGGCCCGTGACGATTAGGCCAAGCCAGTTGCTTTCGTTTCCAAGGATCATTGGGGCGTCTCCTCGTCGTTTGCTGCAGGCTGCAGCGTTTCCGGGTTCTGCACGTCGATCATTGCCGTAGCGACGTGCGGATCAACCCTGTGGATGTTTCGCACAGACACCATGAACAGCGGGTTAGCGTGTCCGAGCGGTGTTCCGATCAGAATGGTATCGCCGTTCACAGTTCGTCGGCATCTGCCGGAATACCGGACTGAGCCGCTCGCATGTTCGCCAGCGCGAGCTTTGCCTCGTGCGGTACGGTATTTAGGGTGACCGGCATCAGGTGCGAATAGCCGTCTGTGGCGCAGCCGTGGTGCCAGCCTGGGATGGGTCGAAGCAGGAACGTCGGCGAGTAGCATTGCGCACCGCCAGCCGGACCCCATACGCATGCGAAGCGATCCATTTCATCTGCCCCTCGGCCAGCGCTTGCGAGCGACGTTCTGAATCTTTTCCTCGCTTGACGCAACAGAATGAGCACTGGCCGTCAGGTCGATGTCCGCAATGCTGCGGCGCGGCGTAAATCGGAAAATGTATTCCCGCACACCTTCGCGCTTGTTCTCCAGCAGCTCCGGGGTGCCGTGCTCGGCCAGTTTCTTGTACCACCAACCTTCATCGTGCAGGCTCAGGTGCAGGTCCCCGTAAATGCTGGGATAGTTCGCGATCTCGAATATGGTGTGTTCGGCCAGCGGGCAGATGTTCGCGAGCACCTCGTCCACCTTCTCGGGCGGAATGTGTTCCATGACATCTGCGCAAACGCCAAGCTCGAAGCGAGCAGGAGGGTACTTTGGCGCCTCTGCGGAATCTAAGTTCGTGACATCATAATTTCGCCGAGAGAGCAACGGTTCCCACAGATTCGCCTCGACGAACTTTTCCTTGAACCCGTGGAACTTGTCGAGCACGTTGATGAAGTCAACGCCCCATCCGTCAATCCCTGCCAGATTCCAGACGGAGAAGAGGCGACCATCACCGCATCCGATGTCAATGGCGCTCTTCGGCTTGGCCGGGAAGATGCCGCGGGTATTCTGCCACAGCAGAAGACCTTGATTCTTGTCACGGTATCCGGGCGTCTCGAACGCCCGGAGGTACTTCTCCCGCTCCCTGTCGGCGAGACTCATAGGTTCAGCCGGCTTCGACTTGCTGCGTCAGGGCGTGACGCGTGGCGTCGAGCTGGTCGAGTTCAGCATCTGTCAGGTCGCGGCCTTCGGACTGCGCCTTGAGCACGAGCTGTGCGGCTGCGTCGAGCTGCTGCTTTGCAGCGATCCCGGCAGGAATGAGAGCGGTAGCAGCTTGCAGAAGCTGCGCGAGTAAGACCAATGCGTTCATTGTGTTGTCTCCAAATACTTTTATCGGTTACTTGACCGGCAGGGACGCGATGATCGATGTCAGCAACGACAGCGCGTTTTGCGCGACGGCGAGCGCGGCTTGTGCGCCGCCTTGTGAGAAAGCCGGGTCGTCAATCGTCTTGCGAGCAGTGTCGAGCGCGTCGCTGGCTTCTTTGACAGCGGCCTTGATCTTGTTAACCGTAGCCTCGTTGCGGCAACTAGGCGTGGTGCCGTTGCATGGCTGCAACGCCTCGTACTTGAGTACGATTGCCTGGGCAGCATCGAAATCACCAGACGCGATGGCGTAGACCTGCCGTGGGGTTTGGGGCTTCACGCCTTGCGAACCACAACCGACGATGACTGAGCAGCATGCGAGCAGCGCAAAGAGTGCTACGTGTACATGTTTCATTGGGGTAATCTCCTGAATGGCTGGCCTGTTTCTGCGGCTCGCACTCTACTCCGATTTTTCGGAAGATGCTTGTGCGCAAGCGCACATTCAATGGCCGGTAATCCTGAACAGCGCGGCGGCCCCGCCAATTACCGCCGCGAGCGTCGCGACAATAGCCAACACCTTTTGCCATGGAGCCCATTCCGCAGCGGATTTGTCGATTGCGTCCTGACGGGTTTCTTTGACTGTCTGCGCTGTTTTACGGTTTTACCTCAGCGTCTGGGCCCTTGATGCCAACGATCTCCCCGGCCTGAACATGAATAGTTCGGTCCGGCACGCCGGGCGAAGGAGCGGTTTGCTGGATCAGCCGAGCAAGACCACCTGCCACGCTGAGGACAAAACTCGAAACGTGAATGTGAACCTGAATGCTCGGGTCAACCGCTGTGAGCCACGTAGCGACATCCGCAGGCGCCATAAACCAGATGCCGTTCACGAACGCGATCAGCGCGAAGCAGTGCTCCGCGTACCACTTCCACGCATCGCGCCAGTTTTCAACCAGATGAATGTTCATAGAGCGAACTCCCCAAGAATGTTGCCGGAGCAAATTCGGAGGGCCGTCTCTTCCGCGCGCGCGCCTACTTCGAGGAGGTACGGGGTCAGATGGTGCTTCATGTTCACCATCAGGTGATACGCGGCTTCGTCCCATTCTTCGGCGTTGACGTGCTCGATGAACGGGACGAACTGCGAAAGCTTTTCGAGTCCCATGTTGAACGCGACGGAGATCAGCGCCTCTTTGCGCACGAGATCGAATCCGTCGAGGTTTGGGAAAAGGGTCAGCGCATCGCTGTAACCGGTCTGCAGGTCTTCAGCGAGCCATAGCGCCTCAGTGTCGGGAGTGATGTCCGGGTCGCCCCAGTTCACGCCGTGGTGCCGCCCTACGCCTTGAGTGGGCAATGGAGGATTGCGCGAATCGCCGTAGACCTTGAGGGAGGAACCCTCCCAGCGCCTCATGTCCGCCCCCATCTGCTGGCTCGGAACGTACATCAACTTAGCATCCAGCGTCGTCGGAATCGTCCGGCTTCGGGCGGTACATCCTGACGATCTCGACCATTGCGAGTGTGCCGATGACAAGCAGTACGGCAATCACAACGCCGACGACGATCTTGTGGACTCCCAGCGCGAGCACCCATGCCTTCATAGGATCAACTCGGTTTTTTCAGTTGGCTCATGCCCCGCAAATGATGCACGATCTTGTAGAACTCCTGTCGAAACTGCATGGCCGTTTCGCGGTCCTTGAACAGCTTCTCCCAGGCGTGTCCAGTCTCCGCACCGCGCGACAGCTTCCGCGCAAAGTCGAAGACCATCCTCGCGACCTCGCTCAATTCTCCGGATACTGTCTGCAATGCGCTTTCCATCTCCTCCAGCATCCCCATTGCTTCTTCCCGTTCCCAGCAGCAGCGTCCCTGCGCTTTCACCAGATCGGTGTGCTGATCCGTCTTTTGCGCCCTCGCCCGAAGAGACCGAGACCTCTGGATAATCGTTTGCTCGCTCACGGCTCATAAATCCCTAGCGCCTCTGCTTGTAGGCAATCCAAAGTTTAACGATCGTGATCAGCGTATTGGCTGTCAACCCTGCCAGTAGCGGCCAGACTGCAATGCTGATAGTGAAAACCTGAGCCATGTGAGTTAGTCCGCAGCGCGCCCGTTTCCAATCAACCCTTAGTAGTTACACACGGCGAGGCTAGGCGATCGTCACCGATGGCCTTTGTGGTGCATGTAAACGCGCTGCGGAAAAAGGGAAGGCCCGCTTTTGACTGGGACGCCTCGCAGGGAGTCGAGGATACATTTCCAAAGCGGACCATAAAGGGACCTAAGATGCGTTTCGACCTTGTACACCAATGCCATCGGGTTGGCAACTAGCTGCAGTTACAGCAACCGCGAGTGCGGCCCACGCGTGGCTTTTGACGCCGTAGGTTGGCCCTGGGTCTGACTTCTTGCCGGGCGGGCCTAGCAGGTCAATCAACGCTTGGCGAATATGTCCGTCCTTCGCTCTCGGGGTACCGCAAAGGTGCATCTTCACGTCCTTGCGGTAGACGAGAACCGATGGCCTGCGCGGTTGCATAAGGCACCGCGCCCAATTCCATGCTTCCACAAGCCGGCCAATGTATACACACGTCTCGAATACCTCGCGCCCGACCGGCATCCCATAACTAGCAATCATCTCTATCGCTAGCAGCTCTGCGTTCGACGGCATCAGATATGAGCGCATATCGTCGTTTAGCATCACGCCCGATGATTCAACTCGGTTGTTCGTCAACACCACGAACCCGGACTGCGCTGGCCCTGGATCGATTGCCAAGATTTTCATGTGCGCCTCGCGACGATCTTCGCCGAGCGCTTGTACGGTCGGTTGCGCTTAGTGCGCCTGAACTTCTCCGTGAGCTTCGCGACTTTCAAGCGCTCGTCTTGCTTCGCGATCAGTTCATCATCTGATCCGTAATAGTCGTGAAAAAGCTTGCTGCCTTTCGCGAGACTAGGGCCGACAGGATTGGAGACGTTTATCCCGAGTTTTTTGGCGGCATCATTCGCGAAAATGACTACCCAGAGATTCTTTCCTTCGCCTCTGTGATGCCATAGGCAAGCCCCGAAAGTGTACCGATGGCCTCGACGGATGCCGCCGCTAAGCGTGTGATGAATGTCGCACGGCATGAACCCGTTGCCGTCGATCCTGCACAGCAGACATCCGTCTTCCTTGATCGCAACAAAGCGCCGCTGCTCTTCCTTCGTCGGCGCTCCGGTCGAGGTGTTCAGCGGCATAGCAGCATCGCCTGCTCTGGTGTGAACCCGGCTTTGACGTGAGCCGAATAGGACGCGAAGCGCGCCTCCGCGAGAAGAATTGCGAACTCCGCAAGTTTTGGCTTTTGCCGCTTGAACTGCTCAATCTGTGCGATGAGCTTGTCCTCTTCGATGTTCGGCAATAGCGTTACGTTCTCACTCATGGCTTAGCTCCCTGGCTAGTATTGGATTGATTACCTTCTCTTTCATGTAGTTGCTGCACAACGCCGCAATAAAGTCTTTGGCCGCAGCATGCACAATTTTCATAGCTTCCGCCGCGTCGCGAAAATATACCGCTGCGGCAAGTGCGCATTCGGCTGCCGCTTTATCAAGCGTGCCACTCCATTGGCGAACGCAGTAGCGATGCATAGCTCGCTCAGTTGCTGTGTATCTGCGCATCATCCCGTCCTCTCGAAGTCGCGGAACTCGTGCTCGTATTCTCTGCCGTACGTGAACTCGAAGCCGTCGAGTGTCGAGATGTTGATCAGTTCATGATCAGGCCAGCGCGAGAGCGCTTCGCTCAATGCTTCGGTTAGGCTGTCGTGCTTCACGTTTCGTTCTCCATCAACTCGGCTTGCTCGGCTATCGCCTCTTCCGTCATGTGCGGCCAATACTTCGCCGCAATGTGCCGACAGATGCCGCGATAGAACTCGTGAAACTCTGCTTCGTCCATCTCGTCAAACGAGATCGAGCGAGCCTGATTGACCTGCAGTAGGCCGACGTTTGGTATCTCCACGTCTAGCACCTCGCACATAATCCCGCTTTCGCGCTGCAGACGCTTCAAGGCTTCGTGCCAATTCGACGGGAACCCTTCAACCTGTTTCGCAACCAATCCGCCGAGGGCGTGCGCGAGACAGTGGAACTTGTAATTGCGCGGCTTCGTGATGTCGCCTCGCACGTCCTGCCCGACGTAGAACTTGCGCCGCTTCATCTCTGCGCGGTCCATGTTGCCCATCGCGACCAGCACGAGGCGCGGCTCGTTCGACAACACCTCTCCGGTAGTATGGTCGATCAGAATTGCCTTCCTGATCGTGAAGTATATTTTTTGCCGTTTGTGCGGCTTGGCGGCTTTCATGCTCGCTCAGCCGTACCGTCGAATACGAGCGCCGGCTTGCTGAGTCCCTTCCGCGCTATCGGCTTGCGGTCTTCCTGATCCTGGGCGAAGTTTCCAGACCACGATTCAAGCCGCATGTACTCGAAGTGATTTTCCAAGTACACAGGCTTCCCGGTCGGCAGGTCGCGGCCCTTCGCAAGGATCAACTCGACTCGGCGCTCGTTGTGATGCTGCTTGTAGTAGTCGTCGCGATGAATCAGCAAGGCAACGTCCGCAACCTCCTCGATCGCTCCGGAACCGCGCAAGTCTCCCAGTGTCGGCCGATGGTCTTGGCGCGTAACGTTTGAACGATTGAGCTGCACCAGCAGGATAACCGGGACGTTCAATTCTCGACCTAGTGTGCGCAGCTCGCGCGCAGCGTCTCCCAGTTCGTTCACTCGATCCTTCCCAGGGAGACCTATCTCGTGAAGATGATCGACGACGATCAGCGTCAGCGCGTTGCGCATGTGCTGCCGCTTCGCCCGCGCGACTATCTGCTTCGGCGTTAGCCTCGCTTGATCGTCTATGTACAGCGAGGCTTTCTGCAGGACGTTAACGGTTACGTCCGAGATGCGCTGCCATTCTTCTTCCGAGATGTCCCGAGGCGAACGAAGCGCCTTATGCGGCACGCGCGCCAAACGTGCCACCTGTCGCTGAATGATCGCCTCGGTCTTCATCTCCAAGGAGAACAGCGCTGTATTGTTCCCGCGAATCGCGTTGAACGTCGCGCACTGCTCGCCGAGGATCGACTTACCCATGCTCGGGCGCCCCGCAATTATGATCAGGTCTCCAGGCTGCCAACCCAACGTGATCTCGTCAAGGTCCATGAACGGTGACGCGACACCGGTTATGTGCTCGTGCTTTTGAAAACGATCCTGTAGCTTCGCCCAGAAAGACGGGAGCGCGGTCTTGGATGACACTAGGCCGCCGCCCCGTGGGTCTCCGATCAGATGGCCAAGTCTACCTTGCGCAGTGCTTGCAATTCTCGAAGTATCCGAACCATTAGGGGTGAACGATGCCGCAACCAAATCCGTCCCTATGTCTATCATCTGCCGTAGTCGAGACTTCTCCTTGACGATCTCCGCATACGCTGCGACGTTGGCAGCGCTTGGAACAGCGTTTGCAATCTTGAGCGCGTACGTCTCCCCTCGCTCTCCATCGCCGAACAGTTCGCCTGGGACGTTGGCCTCGAACCATTCGGCCATCGTAACCGCGTCGTACGGCTTTCCTTGCTCCGCAAGATCGAGGATCGCGCGGAATATCAATCTGTGATCCTTGCGGTAGAAATCTTCCTCGCTAATCCAGTCAGAAACCTTCGCAAGTGCGCGCTCGTCCAGCATCAGACCGCCGAGGACCGATTCCTCCGCGTCAAGAGAGTGCGGCGGCTGGCGCAATGTCTCGATGCGGTCAGGCTTCGCCACGGCCTTCCCTCTTCAATCTGCGCTGCTGTTTGGCGATGCGCTTGCGCTGTGCCGCTATCTCGCGCTCTCGGTCTGAGGTCTCATTGTCAAGCAAGCGCGCTGCGGGCAGGTTTGCAATTGCGTTGGCTAGCGGCGACAACGCAGCAAAGAATGTCGGCCTACCTAGTCGATCTCGGTTGTTTTTCATTGCCGCGATCTACTCCAGAGGCGTATTGCTTTTATCTGATCCGCATGCAGAGCAGCGGCTTTCGCTCTTTCGTATACTTTTCTCAAAAAGGCATCTGTGCGCCAATACGACTGGCGTATTTTGTGTGCCCTTCGAATAGCTTGCGTGAATGTCCTCATGCGTGCTGCCCCTGCTGCTGCGTCGCTCGCTGTAGCTGCTTTCCGACTGTCGAAAGTTGATAAGCGCCAGTGTCAGACATGAACCACAAGCGGAACCAATTTCCCTCCAGCGCTTTGCGAAACGCTGCCGGCCAATCGGAATAAAGCTTCGTCGAACTGCGGTAGTTCCTGCAGAACGCCTCCCACGCAAGCGCGATGAACTCGCGCGGGATGCCCGCTGTATCTGCATACCGCAGCGCATGATGGCCCTCTGGGATAGCCTCGCTGCCCTGTATACTTTTCATCCATGACGCGAATGTCATCTTCGTTCGGCCCTTCTTCTTCGCGCCGTCGAGAGTCAGAGGTTCGAATTCGTGGCCACAATGGGGGCACTTCACAACCGCACCTCGCGCCCTGCATACAAATGCCACACCATTCCCTCGTGCTGAATTGTGTCGATGTAGCAATGGCACGTCGGCTCCTCGAATTCAAGCCCAGTGCCTCGAATGAAAATTGGCCGCTTTACGTAGTGAGCCTCGGTGTCGAACTCCGCCCAGATGCACATGTTGCCGCGCTGCATTTGAGCGCACAGGATGACCGCATCCGCTGGCATCGTGATTAACTGATGATCGATCAGTTCGAGCGTGTATTTGTATATTTTTTTCATCTGCTCCCCTCAAACTATTAGTGACTAACACACTGCTCTTGATCTTCTTCTGCTGAACCGCTTTTCAGCTCTTGAAGGTTCGAAGAACATTCACCAGTAAGTGACCAAGATGGGGCTCCTATCCATCTTGGCGTCAAGCCCCCCCTACCCCAAAGCACTTGGGCAAGGAGGGCGACGCGTTCTGCGTCCGGCTCGGCCACGGAGTTGCACCGTAGGTTCCTCGTCCTTGAGTTACCTCCCCGGACCGCCCGAGCACTTAGCCCACGGCGCGCACTACCGGAGTCAGAATGTGCGCTGACCGGAGTGGACTTGGCGGGGGGACGATCGTGTGTTAGGCTTTGGCCTCGTAACACGGTCGGAGACGCCTGCCAGCATCTACTCCGATCCAAAGGCCCTCGCAATGAGGGCCTTTGTATTTCTGAAACTCTACGCCGCTCGAAACTTCCGTGCAAGCCCCTTCGCTTCTTCCATCCTACGGACTTGCTCGGCGCTGCGGCTGTGGATCATATTCTGCAGCAAAGACCACCAATAGCGCTTTTCAGAGGGCGAACCGCCCGACTCGGTGAGCCTGGAAAGCTCTCCGATGATGTTTTCACGCTCTGCGTCGGTCAGTTGCATCACCATTTTTGCGAACCCTCATACCTCGGAGCTTGAGCGCTACGGTTAGCCTCGGTTCCTTCGTTCGCCCCTTCTTGAGATCGCACAGAGCGCCTACTGAGGCCCCGACGCGCCGCGCTATTTCGCGCAAGCTGTACTTCGTCTCAAGGGATGCGATTCGTGTTTGCCATTCGTTCATGCGGCGGCACTGTACGGCAACGCGAACTATTTTGCAAGTACCCACGCTTGACAAGTGTACGGAACGGCGTATATTTGCTTCCTGCAATACCAATCAACCGGTCCCAGGGAGACTGACAATGTGCACACTCACGATGCAAGATTATTCCGATCCGCGCCAAGCGGTTTATGACGCTGTGTCTGCCCACTGCAACGACATAAAGCTATCCATCGACGACTGCGCGAAGGTCGGTGAAATGATCGGTTTGGCGTTCTCGGCGATGCCGGACATCAGCGCAGGAATGGTGATCGCCAAGGCTCGCAAACTGGCCGACGCTCTGGCCCGAGGCGGCGAGCACATTTTCCGGATTCATGTCGGCGGAACGGTTGAAGTGCGCGAGCCGACCGTAGGCGCGATTTACAGATGCGAATCCGAATACCCGAACTGGGAACACCGTTACCTCGGCGGCGGGCTGTTCGAGATCGACGATCAAGAATGGCTGCAGCTTGGCGGTCCCGGAGGCGCTCGGCTGATGGGTAGCTACAAACTGAGCGAGGATGAATTGGAGGAGGTGCGCTCGTGAAACAACTGCGCGAATATCTGTTGATAATGGCGGTCGCCGCCGTAGCGGTTGCGTTTCTCGTGTTGGGCTTGTTCATGGCCGCGCAGGATCAGCCATGACCACACAGACACAACGCACGCCGGGGCCGTTTGCATTGCCGCTTGTCTATGCCGGCAGCGAAACGACGACAGCTTCATGGATCAATGACGCCAACGGTAGGCGCGTCTGTTCGATGCGCGCATGCGAGACCGATTCTGATATGGCGCGAGCCATCATCACCGCATGCAACGCGCATGACGAACTGGTAGCGGCGCTGCGCGGCATCATCGAGCATCGCGACCACTTGAAGCTGCACGATCACCCGGCAATCACTGCAGCCCGCGCCGCGCTGATGCTTGCCGAGAGGGCGAAATAATGTGCTACGCATTACTCCTAGTAACCTATCGCGGCGAGAAAGGCGAGCCGCAGAAGATCATCGTAGACGACGAGGCGCAGCTTGCTTCCAAGGTCAAGGAAGCGCAGGGACGCCCCGAGGCCGTGAAGGTCAACGTCTACATTCACTCCCCCCATGCGAGCACGGAGCGCGTCGAGGAATGGCGCTCGCGTGCAACTCTTCCGAAATCCATCGAGGACGCAAAACCGTGACGACACAGATTGCAGAGTACAGCGCAACCGAGCAGGCCCTTGCGCTGCTGGCCGACAAGTACGGGAAGAAAGCGTACGAAGTCACCACAACGAAGGGGATGCAGGAAGCGAAGGAAGCGCGCGCCGAACTGCGCGGGTATCGGGTATCGCTGGAGAAGAAGCGGCAGGAATTGAAAGCTCCGGCTCTGGAGCGCTCCCGGCTGATCGACGCCGAGGCGAAGCGCATCACCGCCGCTCTGGAAGCGTTGGAAGACCCGATAGACGAGCAGATAAAGACCGAAGAGGGTCGCAAGGAAGCGGAGCGCGCCGAGCGTGCGCGAGTGATGCAGGAGAAGGTGGCGCACGAAAACTCGATGCTGCAGGAGATCGCCAATACCCCTTTGACCCTGATAGGCCAGAAGTCGGAAGTGATCGCCCAGGCCAGCCAGGAACTCGCCGAGCGCGATTTGGCGGCCGAATTCGACTATTCAGCACAACCCCGCGCCCGAGAGATTCGGGCTCAAGCCCTGGGCAGGATCGAGCAGATGTTAACCGACGCTCGGGCGCGGGAGGAGGAACAGGCGAAGCTCGAAGCTGAACGGGCCGAACTGAAACGGCAGAAAGCCGCACAGGAAGCCCTACAGCGCGAGCAGGACGAAGCGGCGGCAGCACAGCGGGCCGAGGCCGATCGCTTAGCCAAGCTCGAAAGGGACCGGCAGGCGGCCGAGGAAAAGGCCACCGCGGACGCGCACCGTGCGGAGCAGGACCGGATAGCCCAGGCTGAACGCGAGCGCCTGGACGCCGAAGCTGCCGCCCTACGTGCCGAGCAAGAGGCTTTCAGGTTGCAGCAAGAGGAACTTGAACAGGCCCAGAAAGAGCAGCGCGAGCGCGAAGCCCAAGAGGCTCAGGCCGCGAGACTGGCACAGCTTATGCTCGACGCCCCTCCGCTTCGGCAGGCGGCCGTCAATGCCTGGAATCTGCTGCGGGCCGTTGGCTATGCCGACGACGACACAACGATCAAGCTTGGGTTCGCGATCGATCGAGACGCGCAGCAGGACAAAGCGGCAGCGTAGCCCACCAATTCCCACAAAACTCCACCAGGGAGAACGAAATTGAACAGTCAAGCAAAAGATGTCGTAACGATCAGCGCGCAAGCAGTGCAGGTAGCGGCCACACCGGCAGACCTCGTGCGGTACGCGATGGACAACAATGTGGACATGGATCAGCTCGAACGGTTCTACGAGCTGCAGCGAAAGTGGGAAGAGGATCAGGCCAAGAAGGCTTACGTCGTCGCCATGTCGGCATTCAAGGCCGAGCCGCTCGTAATCGAGAAGACGAAACAGGTCTCAATGAAGCTCAAGGAGGGCGGGAAGATCGAGTTCAAGCACGTTGAACTGGCGGGCGTCGTCGATGCGGTTGTCCCTGCGATGGCGTTGCACGGTTTAAGCCACCGTTGGGACATCCACCAGAGCGACAAGGACCGGATCATTACCGTTGACTGCATCATCACGCATGCGGGCGGGCACTCGGAAAAAGTGACCATGCACGGTCTGCCAGATGACAGTGGCAAGAAGAACGCAATTCAGCAAGTCGCCTCGACCGTCACGTATCTGCAGCGCTATACGCTGATGGCTGCATGCGGTGTTGCCGCGAAGAACATCGACGACGACGGCAACGGCGGGGGCGACGAGCAGGACGAGGATTCGGCAAGGATCGAGGCCGATTGGCTTAGGGCAATCAGCAATACCCCTAACCTAGACGCACTCAAGGCAACGAAGCAGGCCATGATTGACGACTACAAGGGAATCTCGAACCTCCCTAAAAGTCTCAGCGCCGCGTATAACGATCGCTTGCACGAGTTGAAGCCAAGTGCTAACGCCTGAACTCCAGCAGGCCCGTATGGGGAAACTGACTGCCAGCATGGCGCGAATCGTGATGGGCGGACTGAACACAGACGGGCTCAAGACCTATGTCTGCAGGCTCGCAGGCGAACGTGTATACGGCGATCTTTGCGAAGCGTCGTATCAATCAAAGGCGATGGAGCGCGGCGACCAGCTCGAATCTGACGCGCTCGACTGGTACGAGTTCAACCATGACGTTCCGATCGTTCGCCAGCAGCACATAGACCATCCGACTATTCCGATGGTCGCGGCAACGCCAGATGGGATTGCTGACGATCACGTTGTCGAAGCCAAGTCTCCCCTATTCCACACCTGGGCCGAGACGAAGGAGAGGCGCACGATACCGGCCGAGTATCGCTGGCAGTGCGCTTGGCAAGCGTGGTGCGCTGGCAAATCCTGGGGGCGGTTCGTTGCCTACCATCCGACACACGGCGGTCAAGGTGTTGTAGTTCCGTTCGAACTGACGAAGTTCCTGATTGAAGAGATGACGGAACGGGTTGTGATCGTCGAAGCGCTGATTCGAAACTGGGTAGAGGTGTTCCGTGGCTAAGTTTGCCGAGCGTACTGTGGTGAGCGCTGAGAAGTCGCGCATGGAGATTGAGCGCATCTTGAGCCGGTACGGCGCAACCTCTTTCGGCTACGGGACAACGAACGAGCGTGCTGTCGTGATGTTCGAGGCCCACAAGCGCCGCATCAAGTTTGAATTGCCGCTGCATGAACGCAACGCGCGCGAGTTCACACACGATCGGCACGGATACGTGCGCGCGGATTCGACACGCGACAAAGCGTTTGATCAGGCCATGCGGCAACGCTGGCGAGCGCTGGCCTTGACGATCAAGGCAAAGCTCGAAGCGGTCGAGTCAGGCATCACAACCTTTGAAACCGAGTTTTTGCCTTACGTGGTACTGCCGAACGGGCAAACGGTAGGCGAATATACTTTGCCGCATGTCGCGGCAGCGTATGAAAGCGGGAGAGTCCCTCCCATGCTGCAACACTTTTAACCGACAGGAGACAAGGGCAATGTTTGAGATCAGCAAGAAGTGCACGATTGCGCACGTCAACACTCGGCGCGGCAAGCAAGACACCTCACCCGTGGCCATCGACATCAAGATCAAGGCCGAGGATGTCAGCGCGGCGGTTGCTGCTACGGCGCTGCGCGCGGACAAGACGAAGGAGGTAAGCGATGCGTTCTTCAAGGGTGAAGAGCAGCGCTTTCTCGGGATCGGGGAGATCGTAATTGACGAGGCTTGGGAGGGAAAACACAAGCTGAAAATTATGAGTCTCCCGGCCATGCGTTGCGCGAAGCTGTGGAAGATCAGGGTTCACCCGCGCGCAAAGGGACTATTTGACGTGACCTTTCAAGTCACGATCGAGGAGCCGCCGCAGAACTACATCGACGCCATTGCTCGAAAGATCAACGACACAGCAATGATCAATTTGGAACAGGACGCGGAACTCGACTTGAAGCGTCCTGAAGCCGAAGGGGAGGGCGAATAATGCAAGCCCTTCTCTACAAACTCTCGACAGGCGAAGAGGTGATGGCGCAGGTTGCCGAAGATTCCGAGACGGTTATTTTCTTGCGCAAGGTTCGATTGCTTCAAAGGGCTCCGGGTCCGCAAGGCATCATCCGGTTAATTCTTCCCTATTGGGCCGGCAGCATGGCGGACGAGCTGCCGGTCCAGAAGGCTCATATCGTCTTCACTGCAGAGCCAGACAAAGACCTCGTGGCGTTCTATATCAGGGAGACCTCTGGGATCATTCTGCCGGGCGCCAACGCTTAGCTATTCGACTTCAACCTTTCCTAATCTGAGGGCAACACAATGAAACGCATTACCCTAATCCTCGCATGGTCGTTCGTGGCTTCGCTGCTTGCACTTGCTTACATGAGTGGTCACGCCTCTTCCTACGTCCAGCCCCTGCAATGTCAGGCAACCGGCATCGCGCTCAACACCCCGAGCACGTCTGCCACAGTGCAGTGTCCGAACGTACCGCCGCCGATCACGGGGTCTTGCACTCAAGGCTCGACCGGCGACGTTTCGGGCTACACGGCGCAGTGTGCGGGAGTGTACAAACTGCATTCCGGTGGCACCAATTTGACCAAAGGTCCGAGTCAGTACACCTACTCGTTTGTCTTTGGCGATTCGTGGCCCGGCGACACGTTCGGGGCGACGCGGATATTCACGATTGGCAAAAAGCAGTTCCTGTCGATCCCGTTCAAGCCGACGCCTGGGCATACGGTGTCGTTTAATGTCAACGGGACGTATACATTGTTCCCGGTCACGTTCAGCGTCAGCACGTCGCCGGGTCTGTTCAACAATGGTGCGGCCGGCAATGGCGTGATATGCGCCAAGACTAATAACCCTGCGCTCAAGGTCACATCCAATGGCAACACGACATCGAATTGCGTGCTGAGCCAGAACACGACGTACTGGCTCAACGTTATTCCGGCCAAGTACGGCACTAGCGGATGGTACACCGGCTGCGATACGTCGCAGTGCCAACTTGGCGTGACGCTTTATTCTGTGAACTAGCCGCGCCCGCTTAGGCGCGAGGAAGGAGTAGAGAGGATGAGCGAGTACACCATCGAGTTTCGCAAGGATCAATGCGAGCTAATCGTGGACGTGTGCGAATACGCCAAGAGGATGCTCAACGAAGGTCTTGCGAGTGAAGCGCACAACAAGATGGCCGGTCGATTTGTGTTCCGTCGCCTGGACGAAGTGATAGCAGAAATACAGGCCAACGTGCCGTGACGCAACCCGAAGTGAGCATGACGCCGGAGCAACAGTTACTCGCTTGGATTGATGGTCGCATATTAGAACGCGACACGATTGGTGCACGTAAAGCCCGCGCGGCGGTTGCGGAGTTGGTGAAGGAAGTCGAGCTGGTGAAGGGAAACAATACAGCATTGATTGATGAAATCATGGGCCGAGACATTAAAAACGCGAATCTGCGTGACGAACGCGACGCCCTGCGCAGGCGCGTGGAGGAGCTGATAGGGCAAATCGTTGTGCTAAAAACAGCGAAATTTGCTACCGTGACTCGCGAATACGCCGATCGTCTTGATGCGGTGACGGTGAGCGATGCGCTCGCCAAACGCCTGCTCCATGAGCTTGTGTACCAAACCGGCACGATGGAAATTAACGGCGAAGTTGTGATGGTGATTCCCGAGGTTGCGGACATGCAAGCCGCGCTCGAATCCATCCTGCCGATAGCCGATGAGCAGGCGAAGGATGCGGAACGCTGGCGCAAGTTGTGTTCGCTAATAGATGTAGAAGCGAAGGTTGGTACTTTTGAAATCGAGTATCAAATTGGCCATGTTGGTGAATACACAAACGTCAGCGAGCCGATCTTAGATGGCGCGCAATTAACTGAGCGCGTAGACCGCGCAATCGCCAGTGCCAAGGAAGACGACAAGTGAGTGTCAGTTTTAGCTGTAACTGCGCCGAACGCAAGAAACCGATTGAGGAACGCAATTGGGTAGTTACTCAGCGGAAGTGCAATCATTCGGCATTCAACGGGTATCACCGAACATGGTCTGATTATTCGACCGTGTACTGTAAATCATGTCGCCGAGTTGGGCGCACAAAAGCCAACTACGTTGCGATTTTGAAGGACGGAAATTATGACTAACACCCCCATCGCGGCGAAGCTCGCGACAGCACTACGCGCTATTTCTCAGTGCGCTACCTATGATGAGCCGCATAGTAGTGGACGCTGGATGCGACAAAAGGCACGCGCAGCCCTTGCTGAGTTCGACACCGCGAAAGTGGCTGAACCTCCCTCGCCAGCGTGGCAGCCGATTAGCACGGCGCCGAAGGATGACAAAACTTATGTTTTAGGATGGGCGGAAAGTCGTTATAGAGACGGCTACCAACAAGTCATCATGCGATGGTTCAACGATGCTGGTGATCCGCTACACGGGTTTTGGGTGTGCAACGCTATTCAATACTACCCCACCCACTGGATGCCGTTGCCACAACCACCCTCCGCAGCGCCGGAGGAGAAGGAAGGATGAGCTACGAATCTCACGCCTATCGCAAAGCCTTGCATGAGATTGCTCGGTTGGAGCTACTTGTGCGAAATAACACTGCGACTAAGTACCAAAAAATTAGATTGGATAAATTACTGAAAGAGTTTGCCCACATGAGGAATAAGCCATGACCGCCGCACCCGCGTTGCTGCCGCTCGAAATTCCAGATTCGATTGTGGATAAGGTTGTTGGGTACATGACGGCTGGAATGAACGCCGGGTGCAATGCCAACGATGCTCGCGCAATCTGGAAACTGGTGCTATCGCAAATTGCCGGCGAACTTGCTGAGCTATGGAACCGCCGCGAAGCGCTACTGAGCCATGATGCATGACTATCGCACTTGCATGGACGACGACTGCGAGGAATGCACTAGGCTCGTTGAACAGGGGTTCGTTATGTCCTGCGATCACTGCTACGAGCCGGGCGACACAGAAAGTTTAGGCTGGCGCATGCTGGATAACGGGCAAGTAGTTTGCCTTTCATGCTACGAAAAACTGGAACAATCGTGAGCTCGAAATGAGCGAACAACCAACCGCAGCGCCGGAGGAAGGATAAATGAAACAGCGATACGAGTGGGATTGCTTCCTGTGCTGCATCACGATGGCGGTTGATGGCGATTACGACAAGCTATGGCTGACCACGGTTGACCAAAAGCCGCCGTTTAATCTTGGCGCATTGAACTTCGTTCAACGAATGGTCGAAAAGCGCGGCATTTACGGCGACGACATCGACAAGGCGTTTGGACAAGCTGGGCTACAAAAGGATGTTGATTACTGGCGAGTGCCGATCTATTCGACTTGCATTGATTGCGCCAAATCAATGCTGCTTGGCCGTAGAGCTATTCTGCAAGCGCCATCGCTGAATCAGGAAGGCGGTACTCATATCGTCTATTGGGATGGCGCTCAGGTTCACGATCCAAGCCCAAAGCAATGCTATAGCTGGCTACAAGCAATGCACCTTCAATACGCATGGATACTCAAATGACCAACCACGCCGCACCCGCGTTGCTGCCGTCGCTACATGCGCTTGTGGAGAAGTGGCGCAATGATTACGAGCGCGATCAGCGCACCATTTCTCCTGCGCAGCTATGCTCAGCTAAGCGCGCCAAATCTGACGCCGACGAACTCGAAGCGCTACTGAGCCGCGCCGCAACGACGCAGGCGGGA